AATTGTTCGATACTAACACAGGAATTAAGAGTGCTTCTTTGCGAGCTGCACTGTCAGCAGCCGAAAATAACGATGAAGAAGCAGCTATACTGGCTAAATTTGATTTAGGTGAAAGTGATTATATTCGTGACAAGCGTGGTAGATTAGCCCTTACACCTGAAGGTGCGGCTAAGTTTGGTCAAGAAACAGATAAAAATATACTTATAGATGAAGATGGCTTCAGTCGTTATGACTTAGCCGACCTTGCTGGAATAGCACCAGAACTTATCGGTGGTATTGGTGGAGCTATTGCAGGACAGATAGCCATACCTATTCCTATTCTTGGAGCAGCCATCGGAGCTGGACTAGGTGCTGGAGCGGGTCAAGGTGTTGAAGAAGTTATTGAAGCTGGTGCTGGTGTTTCAAAACAATCGGCTGGTGACATAGCCAAAGACATAGCAACAGAAGCAGCCATAGGTTTTGTTGGAGATGGATTGTTCGGATTACTTGGTAAGGCTTTTGGTGTTGGTAAAAAATCTTTACAAGCTGGTAAAGAATTAACAGCCGAAGAACTTGAGACTGCTGGTAAATCAATTGAGATGGGTATATTACCTACGTTATCAGCCATCAGAGCGCCATCAGTTATTGCAAGAGCGCAAGGTATTGGAGAAAAAATATTTAAGACATCTGATCGTTTAAAGAAAAACAATGAAATTATGTCTCAAAAAATAAATGAATTTAGACAGCAATCTGGATCAAATACCGCTGATGAAGCGGGAGATGCTTTACTTCAAGGTTTAAAAGAACAAAACACATCTTTAATTAAAGCAGAAGCAGAAGCAAGAAAAGCTGTATTAAAACAATTTGAAGATACAGCAAATGCATTTGCAAGTCCTGGTATGACTAGAAACGCTGATATAGATAATGAAATATTTGGTCTTTTTACAAACGCACAAGAACAGTTTAACAAAAACATGACAACAACTTTTAAAGCTGTTGATGATCTTATGTCAGATACTTTAGGAATGGGTAATCATCTTCACATAAAAGAAATGCAACCATCCGTTCAACAAGCGTTGTTAAACATAAAAGGAACAACAGGAAAAAGTTTTGAAGATGCTAAAGCAGCTTTAACTAATGTTAATTCTTTAATAAAACAGAAAGGTAATAAGGCTTCATTCGTTCAATTGTATAATGCTAGAAAATCTGTAAATGATGCAATTATGTCAGGAGATGCAACTGTAGGTAGAAATTTAAAACCAGTTTTAGATGATATAGATAGAGCATTATCTCGTGAACAATTAGATGTAACTACCGCAGGAGCAAAACTTACAACTGAGCAAGTTGAAACAATTGGTAAAGCCCAAGATCAATTATTAAAAGCAAGAAAAGACTTCAAAGACGGTAAAGATATTCTTGAAAAACTACAAGGCAATACACTTTTAAAAAATTTAGAGGACTTTGTAAAAACAGCAGACAGAGATGCAAGACGCATAACCGTTGATCCTGAAATATTTAAAGATTTAATTAAACCAAATAGACCACAGTTTTTAGAAGGAGCTATTGAAGTTTTAACAAAGTTTGGTAAGCCTGGTGATGCTTTAAGATTTAGAGAAGAAGTATCAAATAACTTTATTAAAGACGCACTAGCCAATTCAGGTATAGATTCCATGAGTCCACAATCGTTTAGCGGTAAAGCATTCGCTGATGCTATTGATAAATTAGGTACAAGTGGAAATGTATTGTTTGGTGGAACAGACAAATATAATGGTATTAAGGCTTTAGCTAATCAAATAAGACAAACATCTATAGATAAAATGGATGACACTGTTATTGACAACATAATATCTCAAGGCGGAACACAAGATTTAAGAACATTATTAAATAGCGTCAAAGATGCTCAAGTAAATTTACATAATCTTAAAGCCAGTAGCGTAAGAAATAAACTAGCCAGTGGTAATCTTAACGCTACAGAAGCTGGTGAATTAATAGCAAACAAATCTACTAAAGCAAATGAAATAACTGACATAAAAAAATATTTTGAAGCACAAAATGACACTGAATCAATTGCTAAAATACAAGGTTATTTTATGAATAGTCTCATTGATGATTTTGGCGAAACTGTTATGACAGACAGTAAAAAATTAGGAAAGTTTGCTGATCGTATGTTAGAAGCATCAAGAGGAGATAAATTAAATGTTCTTTATGGAGATGCAATGGGTAAGAACATGACAGAGTTTGCTAAAATATTAAAATTTAATGCAAGAACTGCTGAAGGTGGTGATCTTGTAGCTGCTAACATAGCTGCCAGTCCTTTGCAAAACTTAGGTAAATTAGCAAAGTTTACTGTTCTTGGTAGATTCTTAACATCAGCTCCTTACTACGAACAAATTGTAAAACAATATAAGAATGGTGTCAGAACTGCAAAGACAGACGCAGAAAGGGCTATGACACTAGGACAAGCTATAAGAAACTTTATGTCACAAGCACCTGGTCAGATGTTTCAAGAAGGTGTAAACGAAGGAGCAGACCAGTTAGAAGCTCTTGCAGATAACTACGGAGTTACCTCTGCGGTTCAAAATACAGCTAATCAAGTCCGAACAAATGTTCGGAATCAAACACCAGCAGGTAGCGGAATAAATGTAACTCCACCTGCAACAAACACAGGATTAGGAGCAATCAACGTAAATTCACCAGGCACAGGAGCTTTATTAGGTCTCAGTCCTGTAAATCAAGCAATAGCAGCAAGGCAAACACCATGAACATAGATGAATTAAGAGAAGAAATAAAAAGAGATGAAGGCAGTGTTAATTCTGTATATCTCGATCATTTAAATTTACCGACTTGTGGTATCGGACATCTTATTACTGAATGGGATGAAGAATATAACAAGCCAGTTGGCACTACCATATCAGAAGATCGTGTTAAAGAATTGTTCGCAAAAGACATAGAGATTACTATATCAGAATGTAAAAAGTTGTTTGATACCTTTGATGATTTACCAGAAGAAGTACAAAAAATCTGTGCGAACATGATGTTTAATATGGGCAGACCTCGTTTATCTAAATTTGTTAAGTTTCGTGAAGCTATATCTAAAAGTGATTGGCTTGAATGTGCCATACAAATGGAAGATTCGAGATGGCACAAACAAGTAACCAAAAGAGCTGATCGTTTAATAAAGAGAATGGAAGACTTAGGTGTTAAGGAACAAGTCGCTTAGTTATTAAGTGTTCCTAAACCTAAACGAGTAACATTGTCATCATCTTTAAATCTATCTTTATAATCTTGATCAACCCATATAGATATTTGTTGACGTATATTACGTCTTTCATCATCACAAATACGTTTTAGTTTATGATAAGTATCAGTATCAATACCAATTGACTTGAATTTTTTTGGATCTGCCATTATAGTAACTCCCATGTATAACAATAATAAACGAATTATAACCAGAAAACTTGGGAAACCCAACAAGTATTTTGCAAAAAAGACAGTTGCAATGGGATTAAAGTTTGATTCTAGGTGGGAAGCAGAGCGTTGGGGTCAACTTAAATCAATGGAAAGAGCTGGTGCAGTACAGCAATTAGACAGACAAATTAAATATGAATTAAATGTAAACGGTCAAAAGATATGTAATTATATTGCTGACTTTACATATTTATTAGTAGACGAAGATGGATCGTCAAGATTCATTGTTGAAGATGCTAAAGGCGTTCTTACGCCTGAGTTTAAGCTAAAGAAAAAACTTATGCTTGCCATACATAATATAGATATATTATTAACTTTTAAAAAAAAATGATAGAACAGGTATTGACTTTGTTGTAACTAGTGCTATATATGAAGTTCTAGCGTAAATAAAAAGGAGGTCAATTATGACATCATTTACAAACTACTTTGAGATGGATGACCAGAAACTCATCGAATCTCGTAAGTCTCTTGAGAAAGACATGGAGTCTTTGAAGAAAGATTTACAAACTATTAACGAAGTTTTTGAACACAAGTATGGTAATACTGCTCGTGACAAACTTAGAGAAGCTGGTAAGGACTTTGGTTCTACTAGTTTTATGATAGCAAATAACATTAAACTTAATGCTACGTTCAGAAAGAAAGTTGAATGGGATCAAGTTGGTCTTATGGCAACGCTTGATACTATGGATCAACAGGAAGCGAGACACTATGGTAAAATAAGTGTTACTGTAGAAGAAAGAAAGTATTCCACTGCTCCACCAACAATCAAAGCTATTTTAGAACCACATAGAACTGTGGACTTAGCTGGCGTATCATTTAAATTGGAAGAGGTAGAATAATGACATT